CTTGCCAGAACTCGGTCGGCTTCGGCATTTGGCACGATGTCAAAGGATAGCATCTCAGCTTTCCAATAAATGATGGTTGTATACAACTCCTCTCGCACGGCTATTCACGTATTGATAAGCAACATCAATAATCTGCTGTTCTTTTTTGCTTTTGTATTTACCCGGTGTGTTCAGGGCTTTGATAATCGTGGCGTAACTGGCAATGCCGTCGCAGTATTGCACAACCGCCATCACATCCCCATTTTTCTTACAGTCCTGAAAATGCTGCCTTTTCTCTTCGTATGTCATTTTTTGCTATTTTTAATAAAATTAGATATCCGATTAAATCGTTCAAAGTGTCCTCGTCTGTGGCTTCCATTCCTGCGCCACGTGCAATCCGGCTTAACTTGTCATCGATGCGGACAAGCAATTGCTCTTGATTGTCTGCCTTGCTGAAAACTCGCACCGGGTTAAGGGCGGAGTTTCCATATTTGGCATTTTTGTCCAGCAATAGCTTTTTGATGCTGTCGCAGGTTTGTTCAATCTTCTCTTTCATTTTTCAACTGCTCGAAAATAACAGCCATTAATCTCAAAGCTTCATCAGTTGCTTCATAATATCCCAACTTCCAAACTTCGCTTTCATTACTTTCCTGCACATCTTTATTGGTGTCAATTAAATCAACCATCAAGGATGCCATAAATTTATCAATCTTTTTCATAATTAAAAAGGTAAATCATTTTGTTCACGCTCAATTTGGTCAATCATGTCATTTGCGAAATTCTGCATGATGCCACCTTTGTCGGCCTTAAATAAGTTCTCTTTCGGCTTTTGTTGAAAGGTGTAAGCCTTTCCACTACCCACATACACGGGCGGTGTCTTTGCTTCTCGCTGTTCTTTGGTTTGGCTTAATTGCAGCGTGTGGGTTTCGCCAAATTTACCCTCGCTTTTGCGTTCATTAAGCACCAGTTTTAGGTACTTTTTACCGTTTTTACCCTCTGTTATCAGTTCCTTTGGAACATCAGTCAGGCAGATGTCAATTACTATCATATTGCTTTTGCTTTGTTTAGTTTTTTTCTTTTATATTTCATTATATCCAGATACACAACCGCTTCATAATATGTGCGGAATAGCATCAAGTTGTCCACGCAATCGGTGTAAGTTCCAAATTCTGTAAGGAACTGGGCAGAAAAAAGCCGATACAACCGGATTGCATAACCACCGTCTGGCAGTTCAACCACGTGGGGCTTAAATGGGTTGATGGGTTTCATTGTGCAAATATACATTTTTAAACATTAATATCCTAATCTATGTTACAAAAACATTCAAAAGACGGGTCACCGTCAAACATTCCAATTTGAGACAATGCCTTGTCTTTGAGTTGCTGATAGCTAATTTCTTTTTTCCATTGGTAGCCGCTTTGCTTTTCAATGTCAATCCACCAATCAAACAATTCTGGCTTTTCTTTTGCAATGATTGCCAACTTTCCCTTTCCTTTCAAAAAACAGCAATCGCAATTACCGTATGGCTCATTGACCAGCAAATCAAAATCTTGCTGTTGCCAGAAATTTAAAACATCTTGTTTGGTAGTTTTCCATTTTACGAGCGGCAAGTCAACATCATCTTGCAATTTTGACCACCTTCTCGGCTCATCATATCGGATGCCATTAAATGAAATATAATCTTTGACACCAATGCTCTTTAAATAGCGTTTAAGGGTATTTATTTTGAGTTCTGTGGTGCAGTATCGAAATTGCATATTTGGAATGCCTGACGGCCTTTGCTCGATTAGTTGCATGTATGGCTCTCCGTTGCGTGAAGCTGTCTTGTAATCAACCACAGCAAAGCTGGCTGGCTTTCGGTATTCAAGCCACACAATATCCAAACCCCACCGCTTATCACATTCATTTACAAAATCCAAAGTTTGCGGTAATTCCTTACCAGTATTTTGGAATGTAACAATGTAATCGGTCAAGCCCTCATAGATTAATCGCTTTGTCATGTAAGCCGATGTCCGGCCGCCAGAGAAATTAATTACATTCATTCACAAACAACTCAAAGTTATTTTTTATAGTTTCAAGCCGGGCAGCATAGCGTCTGTCGGTCGCTGCATAGTCATCCACTAATCTGCAAGCGTGAATGATTGTGCTGTGGTCACGGCCACCGCAAATCTTACCAATGTTGCTGAGTGATATGGCGGTTTTATTGCGGATAAGCCACATGAATATCTGCCGGGGTTCAAGTATTTCACGCTTGCGGGTGGAATGGGAAATATGCGTTGGCAGATAGTCAGCGTATGCCGACCTAATTGCAAGGTGTGCAGCTTTAATTGCTGCGTGTTCGTAGGCAATCTCCATCCGTAGCATCCGTTCCAATTCCTGAATGCGGATTTGCTGATGCTTGATTGTTTCTTTTAGCTGTGCCACCTCGCTCATTCGGAATGTGGTGCGGCTGTTTGTTTTTGGTATTTTTATTTTTATTCTCATGTTCTATTATTTTGAAAAGTTCGTATGCTATTTGTGGACAGATTGCATTTCCGTAGCCCTTTATTGACTCGTTTCTCCACTTTGAAAAGGTAATTCCGTCCAGTTCGGTGGGAAGCCCATCATCTCCGCTACAAATCGGGGATTGAGTTGGGAAGTTTTCCCAGTTGGTTGGTTGCACACTGCGTGCATTTCGTTTACTAAACTGCTCCCAAGTTGTAATTTCGGATTGCTCCGCGTGCATCCTCCATTTTTGTCTGATGCCGTTGGAGTATTCAATAAAGGATTGTTCAAAATATATCGGTTCAAAGTTACGCTGTGCATCGAACCCTCTTTCACTTGCGTTGATTTCATCGTTGCCGTTGCATTGGTTGAGTCCATCGCAGTTGGTGTTGGCAGCATTCCGTAAAAATTCATTGCATCCAGTATTGAATTGGGTCGATTCTCTCCATTGGCGCGACTCATCATTGATGTTGCTCCCGTTTCTTTTAATGCTTGTACTCTTTCCGGGTGATCTCTTTGAACACTTGTCGGAGTAGGCAACAAACCAAACTCGGTCTCTTCGGTGCGGTGCGTTTTTGGCTGCAGCTGGAATAATAAACGGTTGAACTTCGTACCCTTCAGCTTCCAAGTCAAGGCACACCTGCTCGAATACCATTCCGCCATCAATGTTGACAATACCAAAGACATTTTCTGCGATGACCCATTTGGGTTTAATTTCACGTATTGCTCGAAGCATTTCATGCCAGAGGTAGCGTTCATCACTTGTTCCTTTTCGTTTTCCGGCAAGTGAAAATGGCTGACAAGGGAAGCCACCGGAAATAATGTCAACTGTTCCTTCATATTTTTTAAAATCTGTTTTGCAAATATCGGTGTGGCTGTCTGCATCAGGCCAATAGTAATCCAACACCTTGCGTGGAAATTCCATCCATTCGCAATGGAATACGTTTTCCCAACCCATCCATTCGGCTGCAAGGTCAAATCCACCGATGCCTGAAAATAAACTGCCGTGTCTCATACTGCAAATATAGTATATTTTTTTATATTATCAAATTTCACGATACAACCCAGTTGGTACATCATATTGAAATAGCTGTGAACCAACCGCACCCCAGTGGCTGAATTTTACTTTCTGCACGTGAACTTCAACGCTGTTGTTTTGAAAGTTACGATAAACCGTGATTCCGTTATCGGTCTTGTTGAAAAAGTTTGCGGAACCTGCGATGTCATAAAGTGTTGGAACTTCGTATATACCGCCATCCTTTTTCTGTATTTTGCGTGGGTGTGCTACCAAAAAGCAATGCACGTTGTACCTCTCGCAGAAGTTGACAATCTTATCCAGCGACTGCCCGATATATTTAGTTTCACTTTCGCTGTACTGGTGTTCCAATTTATTCCATGCGTCAATAACAAACCAATCAATGTTCCTGCGGTTTTTCAGTTCTGCCACCTTTGACAAGATGCTGTCCAGTGTGAAATCCTTTTCCGGCTTTACGAAGTAGATATTGTTTTCCAGCAGCAACAAGGCTTCGTATACTTCCTCTTGGTTCATCCTATTGTGGCCCTGAAACGGTCGCTGTGTTATCTTACGCATCAACTTGCTGATGTGCAATTCCACTGGGCGGTTTTCAGGGCTGTAAAACGCACCTTTCCATCCATGCTTTTGTAATAACTTGATAAGGATATGGTCAAGAAAATCCGATTTACCGTGTCCGGGTACGCCAGTGATGGTTGTCAAATACCCTTTGTGGAATTTCAGTAGGCTGTCAAATCCCGGCATACCCAATCCGCATCCCTCTGGTAATCCGTAGTTATAAAGATTTTCAATTTCGGGCAGGTAATCTGTAATGCTGAACACTCCAACCATTGGGAACTCTGTTGCATTATTTGCAGCATCACGCAAGGCAAATGCACCGTTTAACAGCAGATATTCATTTGCATCCTTGCAGTCAGGGAAAACGATGTAATCGCATTTGTCTTTTCCAAACCGATCTGCAATCGCATTACGCAGGTCAATGCCGGGTGCGTCATTGTCAACCGCAATATGTATCTTTTGAATGTGGTCAAACGATGGCATGAAGCGGTCAAAGAAAGTAAGATTTGGCTGCGCCCCATTCGGCACACTTATCACGTTTTCAATTCCAGCTTCGATTAAAGACAGAGCATCCATCTCTCCCTCAACTATCCACACCTCTTTTGCGGTTGCAAGGCAGTCGATGTTGTATGGGATAAGTTCCGCGCCTTTATGCATCTTGAAATGTTTTGCTCCATCCCGGTACTTCGTGTTTTTTAACTGCCCATTCTCAAAGTAATTAAAACAGATGCAGTTTACTTCCTTGCTAACCTGCGGCATCCATTCCATTTGCTCTGTGATTTGCATCTTATTCAGCGTGGCGGCTGTGATACGTCTGCCCTCAAACCATTTAAGCACCTTGTCGGATAGCGTGGTATTGTTTTTCCATTCCGGCACTTCGTATTTAACCACTTCTGGGCGGTCAATGATTGCACCTTTCCACTGACAGTGCTGACAATACCATGCTTTTTTATCCAAGTTGACTGAAAGGCATTTGTCTGTTTTCTTTTTTCGGGTGTGGCTGCACTGCGGACAAAGTGTCTGCACTTCCCCTGATGTCTTGCCAGCAGGAATTTCGATATTATGGAATGAATAGGTCAGCATACGAAGTTTTTTAAGTGTTTAGGCAGCAATCCTTTTTTGGGTTTATCTGCCAGCCACTTCCGAGCGGTCAAATTTAGAGAAACATAGTTCTTATTGTTGCGGTAATTTTCGATTTCATCAAGGATTTCATCTACCTGCTCACGTTCCCACCCATCTGCAATTATTTTGTCCACCTCTGCGGTTGTAATTTGTAAATGACCAAAAGACCTATATATATTATCTTTATTTATTACATTAACATTTACATTATCATTAACATTAACATTTACATTTACAGCTTTTTTAGCTTTCGTTTGCTTTTCCAAAAAACCATTAGCTTTTTTAGCTTCTGTTTGCTTTTTTGGTCTGCCACCTAATTTGCCATTCTCGCTGCGCTTTTCCCTGATTTCATCCCAATGACGCAGGTCACGTTTTAACTGCATTTTGATTGGCTCAAAAGCTAACTGCATGACTAAGTCATTTGTTTCTGGGTTCTCATCATTGACATACGCGAAGATGTGTTTAATAAGTTTACCCGCAAGGTCATCCGGCAGCATCTTAAAAATGTTCTGCTGGTCGCAATACAGCACAAAGGACTTTTTGTTTTCAGCCATTGTTTTGCCCTTTCATAAATAAACGCTTACATTCTGTGTAGTAAAGCTGCTGCATTGACAATTTGTGCATCTCATACTTGTAAGCAGGCAGATGCTCTTTGATTGTGCAGTTTTGCTTTTTGACTTCCAACTGGATGATTTGGTTTTCCAGTTCTTCCAGACACCGATTGCAGATATCGGCCGGGATAGGTTTGGGTTTTGTTATATTCATAAATACAAAAGACCCCACACTTTCAAGGTTGAACCCGGCTGGAAGTGAGCCGCCCTTTACTTGTGTGAGGTCTTTCTGGTTATGCTTTGTCATTGTCTTCCTAATTTCGGCACGGGGTTCAGTCGTGTTATTCCGATACGCAAATATACGAATTAGTTTTTACTTTGCAA